CAGTTCTAGTGAGCTCCTGAATACCCTTGCCTCCCTGATTAAGGAGAGGTATCAGGTTGATGCCGGCTCTGCCGAACAGAGCGATGGCTACCGCGCTCTTGTTCGCACCGTCTGCCATGCCAGCGAACTTGTCGGCGATCTTCTGAAGCGCCACGTCTGGGCCAGCGGCCACGAGCTGCTTCGCCGACAGACCAAGGTACTGAATGGCCGACGCTGCTTCGCTGACGCCGCCCGCCGCAGCCGCGACCATGTTCTTGTTCAGCTTGCCCATGCTCTTGCCGAGCTCTTCGACACTCAGGTCTGACAGCGTCGAAGACACCACTAAACCAGATAGACTCTCTACTGAGATGCCGATCTTCTGCGACAACTTGTTCATCTGATCAGCGGTCTCGATGCTCTTCTTTATGAGACCGGTGAAAGCCTCAGTAGCCTTCTCGACAAACTTCTCTAGACCCACGCCAGTAGCGACCGCAGCCGCGTCTCGGGCGAAGCTCTTTAGACTGTCAGATCCCTTCTTCAGGCCGTCTTCTAGCTGGCCTGTGTCGGCGCCGAGAACGACTCTCAGTGCGCCGATGACTGCATTCTCAGCCATCTTTTCTCTTTCCTAGCAACTTCGCCCTCTTGTCCAACTTGGTAGACCAGTCGGCCATGACCTGCATCTGCTGCTCGATGCTCTGCGGGCCAGTGGTACTTCTCTTTCTCATGAGTCTCTGAAGCCTAGGCATCTTCTTAGTTCTCTGCAGGGCCGCGACGTGCCACGCCAGCCATCCCAGTTCGTTGAATCTTCTGTCCTGAGCGAGATTCAGGCCGTCAACGATTATTTTGAGCTCTCGTGGAGAGAGATCCCAGAATCTCTCGACGGGGAATCCGTACGAGACAAACTCTGCGATGATTGCGTCCCACTTCCACTCTTGTACTCGCCGTTCGTAGGGCGAGCGTCACTCGAATCCTTCTTCTCGGTCTCGCCGTATGCCTTGCTCATCGAGTCGCCGATGATCTCCATGAGATTGACGCCCTCCGCAGAGGCAGTATCGAGCAGCTCACCTGCCTCCTCGACCGTCAACTTGTGGTACTTCAGCAGCCCGGCCCACATGAGAAGTCCAACCCACTTGAGCCTGACTCTCTGCGGCTCCTTCGACCACCTCTGCATCTCGGTGGTGATGGCCACGATGCCCATGTCGAGCTTGTCTTCGAGCTCAACTAGAGCACCGTGGTTGAACACCATCGTGTACTCCTTGCCTCCAAGCTTGAAGGCAACTTCGCCTCTCACTCTATTAGCCATAGTCCTTCCTCCTCCTGTTAGAATTAACCCGTGGAGCCGCGAGAGATAGAGCCGCTGACCTTGAACGTCACCGTCGCAGTCATGCGGTCGTCGACTGGAACGTCAGGCTCGTAGCCGGTCAGTGTCCCGACGAACGTCCACGTGACGCCGTTCGGGAAGCTGACGCGACAGTTGCGAGCATGACTAGTGCCGATAGGCAGACCGAGAAGTTCGAAGATTCGGTCGTCGTCGGTGTTGCCGGGAATGAAGTTGATGTCGAACGACATCTCACCCCCGTCGATCAGGCCGTCGATGAACTCGCGGTAGCGGTTCGGCGACGACATGTGCGTTACGTCGATCTGATCAACGTCGGCGCTAGGCGGAGTAATAGATATCACCTCCGCGAAAGCCACGTAAACGTCAGGCGACGTCTCATTCTGTATCTCGAAGACTGAGCCGTAACCTAGCAGTGCTTGGGACTGAGCCATTGGATCTCCTTTCTCACTTTCCCATCTTGGCGGCTTCTCTCGCTGCCTTGCGCGCCAATCTCTGAGCAGCCTTCATTATCTCTTCAGCGAGAGAACTTGCTACATTGCGAAGCGTCTGGTGCTTGTTTGCCTGCCAAGCCGGACGCATGAATGGTGACGGAGTCTGCTTGTACGTGCCGAACTCCAGAGTGATAGCCTGCACCAGTGCGCGGGGGCCGAGATATACCTCAACCGGCGACTCCTTCACGGAGCCGGCCTGCGACCGCGACAACTTGGTGCCTATGTTGATAGAGCCGTACAGAGTGCCCGTCCTTATGTGCGGCTCGGCGAGCTGTCTGGCGTCCTCGAGCATCTGCTGCGCCGAGTCAATGAGCGCACGCTTCAGGACGTTCTTGCTCGTAGCCTTGGGCAGCTCATCGAGAGCGTCAAGGCAGTCGCTGAGTCCCTCAAGCTTGAATAGTCCAGTGTCCCGTGCCATCTATCTAGCCGCGTACCAGAGGAAGTAGTCCCTGCTGACTCTGTACATCAGGGAAACGTTGTCATAGATCTCGCGTCCACTGCTCAGGAAGATGCCGCGCACCGTTATGGTCTCCTCAGGGGAGTTAGAGCTGACAGGCAGCACACCGCCCTTGTATCCGTTGAGAGCGTCGTGCACCGCGCGGCCTAGCAGAGTCGACGCCTCGGCCGTCGTCGCCCAACAGTCTACCTGCATCTGAGCATTGACTAGACCAACTGGCCCAGACATCATGTAGTCCTCTCGCTCAGTGATCAAGTTGTAGACCACACTGGGATCCTTGACACCCTGCGGCACGCGCATCGGGTAGATGTTAGCGCCACTCGCGGTCAGCGAGTACACTAGCGAGTCACTGACGAGTATGGATCTCAGAGCAAGCCTGACGTCGTTCACGTTAGTACGTCGCTCCTTCTAAAAGCAACTATCTGCATCTGCTCGTGCCTGCCCAGAGTATCGACGGCGCCAGCGATGTCGTATATGGACCTAGTCGGCACGGTACTCAGAGCAGCGTCTGAGGCAGGACACACGATGCGGTCAACCGGCGATAGGTTGGCGAACTGACTCTCGTAGCGCACGCGAAACTCCACGCGCTCCTTGGCGACCAGCGTCTCCTGCCCGGGAGCCTCGTCAACGTTCAGCGGACCTATCGACGCCCACCTAGTAGCCAGCGTCGTCCAGCTCTCGACGAGCTCACCAGACGGGAGCTGCGACGTAGTCTTCCGCTGAATCGCGATGCGCCTGTCTAATTTTCCTGCCCTCAATGAATCATCCTCCAGAGAGTGCCGTCATCCATCTCACCCTCGTGCCACTGATTATACGCCAGTGAGCGCAGCCAAGCCTCCCGCTCAGGGTAAACGGGCGTCTCTATCTTGCTGAAGTCCGTAAGACCCATCATAGACGCCGCGCTCATCTTGTCCACGAACACCGGGCACCCCATCACCACACTCTCCACCGCCGCGATGCTGCCGTGCGCCACTAGGCAGTGAGCATCCTTCAGGTCCTCTAGCAAGGGAACCTTGCTCTCCTTGTCGCGTATCCTTATGGGCCGGTCGGTCACCTTGCTGAGTTGCTCCGCAGTGCGCTTGGTCCAGTCCTTGTCGCAGAAGAGATTCCAGTAGTCAGGCAGCGTGTCTGCTATCACTATGTGCCGCCCGCTCTTGTTCCACGGCCTAACATACTCGCTTAACCTTAAAAATTCCCACCGATCAGCAGGAACACTCTCTATCGAGCTCATCTGGAAGCTGCACAGATGCCAGCGATAGTAGCCCATGCGAATACCTATACCCGCGCCATTAGGTAGCCAAGTGGCAAACACGCGGCGCAGATACCCCCGGTCCCAGTAGATGAATTTTCTACCCGTAGCCTGCCACCTCTCGATCCACGGCCGAAGTGCTGGCGTGCAGCCGACGATGGGAATCACGTCGTCGGGTATCTTGTCGAGCTCCTTGGGGTCGTGCATCAGGGCGCGGCCAACCTTCTTGCCGATGCGCGTGAACAAGTCGAGCTTGAACCGAGCCAGACCGGGGGGCACGAAGAGTGCCGTCTTCTTCGGATCTATCATTGCTCGAGCCAGTACTTCTTGACCCACGGGAGCTGGAGATACATCCCGGGTTTCCTTCTGCCTACGAAGGCTATCACTCGTGCGTCGGTCGGCATCGTGTAGGTCGACTCGCGCGGAAATCCCGGCCAACCCGGCTTGTGAAATGCGTAGACGCCGTCCTTGCCGCCCTGCCAGCCAGACGCGTTGGGCAGCTGCGACCAGATCCAGCCCTGATCGTCTGGAAATTCGTGATGTCTTATTTGACTAGCGGCGTGCGGAGAGAAGTACCGCCACACGCCCTCGTGCGTGCCCGCGCGAAGAGCCATCATGCTGCCGTTCAGCGGGTTTGGGTTGGTAGAGTTCACGCCGGTCAGTATCTTGAAGTCTTGCTCGGACGGCGCTAGGACCTCGTTCAGCGATCTCACGATGACTAGGTCTAGGTCGAGGGACACAATCCAACCACTCAGTTTATTGTTGCGCTGCCACTGCGGGTCGAACATTCTGAGACGGCAGAAGCAGTTTCTTGCGCAGAGCTCTGGGTCTGCTATCCTGTGTGCCACGACGCCCATAGATGCGTAGCCATCAGTAGAGCCAGAAGTAAAGACATGGAAAGTATGATCAAGCGTAAGATTCTTTCTGACTCGTCGCGCAAGTCTAGCCACGTCCCGCTGGTGATACTTGCTGCCCCAGATCCACGTGATGACGTCTACTTGTTCCACAGCACGCCTATCCCGTTGTCGCAGCATCTCTTACCGCCCTCGTTCCTCCACGCCTCGCGGCGTATCTCGACGTGACGGTAGTTGTTCTTGATGTCGTTCCAGAACTTGGGTGCGTCGATCGGCAGCTTCTTCGTGTCGACTACGTCGCGGTGATAGCTGATGTCGTGAAACGCTACCAGCCTCGACATTGGTCCGTAGTTCGCGAAGTCTTTCTCGATGAACGGACGCGTGTGATTGCCGTCGATGAACACGCAGTCGAATGGACCAAGTTTCCGCACCTTCTCGACTACCTCGGGCGCGGTGCTGTCGCCGACTATCAGATGCGCGTCGTAGCCGTCCTTCTTTAGCTGCTTGACACATGCTTCCAAGTTCGGCAGCGTCACCTTGAACGACGTGTCGCCGTGCGGCAGGTCTACCGAGACTATCCGCGAGCCTCCGTCTAGCTTCTTCGCCATGCGCCACAGCGAGCCACCGTTCTTGGAGCCTATCTCGAGATAGCTCTTCACGTTCTCGCTGCGCAGCAGGGCCTGAAACTCCGAGAACTCGTGAATGTTCTGGAGAAGATGCCTCTCGTACTTAGGTCTGTTGTCGTCGACTCCCATCACTGGTCCCTTCCTCTAGTAGTAGTCTGTTGACGGCGTCCATCACCTGCTCTACGGTTATCTTCTTCATCGCTGCTCGGCAATGAACGCACGGCTCGATGTTGCCGCACGCCTCCGCGCCTCCGGTGAGACTCACGTGCGAGTCGTAGCCAACGACGGCCGGGGGTATGAAGCCGCCCATCAGGACGACTGCCTTGACTCCCACTGCGGCGGCGGCGTGATGCATCCCTCCCTCGGGGCCGACGTAGATGTCTGCCTTGGACAGCACCGAGATGGCGTCCCTGAAGTTCTGGAAGTCTAGGAGAGTGACACCGTTGAGCTTGCGCCTGCTGTTCTTGTGAACGAACTGCACGACCCGGTGCCCGCAACGCTGTAGCTCTCTGGCGACGTGCGCGTAGTTCTCCTCACCCCAGTCCTTGTTGGACGCTACCTTCTTCTGCCACGGTACGTTGGGCTCCACGACGGTGAAGCCTCTGCTGAACGCGTCCGCGAGCTTGTTCTCCGTCGCGCTGAAGTAAAACTCGCCGGGCGTCACCCTGAAGTCGTAGTTCCAGACCCACTTGCCGTTGACCTGCTTGTTGTAGAGGCGACTGCCCTTGTAGTGCGGTATCCACTCCAGCTTCGAGAGACCGGCCTGCTCAGGCTTGGCGATGTTCGGATTGTTCCTGAACATCTCCTCAGACCAAGGACCCCAGACTATGCGCCTACCGTCGCCGAACGCTGCGAGCTTGCCCTGCTCGGCCATGCCCCGCGCCAGCCCCGTAGCCATGATGTCGTCGCCGTATCCCATCACGTTCTCTTCCACACTGCGGCGACGCCCGGTGCCGCGAACTCAGACAGGTGAATGCGCTTCATCCCAGCATTCCGGAGTACGTCCATTACGCTGAGGTCCTCGACGTAACCGTTCCATCCGAGATACTTCGAGGAACGCTGGCCGAGACTCCAGACGAGATCTGTGAGCTCCTTGACCGGCATGACTCTCTTCAGCTTATGCAGAACGCCGACGAATAGAACGATGTCGTACTGCGTGGATCCGAAGAACCTGCGTAGCTCGTGGTCACCCTTCGTTAGGTCCACGACCTCGAACTTGCTGTCGATCGTCAGCTCCGTGAACCACTGCCGAGCGCAGTCGACTCCGGGGGCGTAGACGTCGCAGCCGTGCACCTTGGTCGCGCCGTTGCGGTAGAACTCGTACCCGACGTGGCCGCGATTGCAGCCGACGTCGAGCACCGAGCTTCCCTCCGCGTACAGCAGAAGGTCGCGCAGTCCTATCTCGCGAACGTCGTGGCTTCCGACGCCGGAGCGGCATACTGGATAATCTTTCATGGCCACTTCTTCGTAGTGCCGCACTTCTCGCAGCGCTTGAAGTAGGTCTGGTCCCACGTGCCGAACTGACTAGTCCAGTTTGGCTCAGGGCGATTCCAGTCGTGCCAGCACCACCCCATCCACTCGTATATCTTTCTCATCACCAGGACTCGGGCGCCTGCGCGAAGGCGATGGCCAGTAGCGAAAGAACACCGGGCAACCCGAACAGCTGATGTCCGAGAACCAGCAGCGCGACCGCTGCCACGATGCAGAACCAGCTTCCTATGAACTTCACTATTCTGAGTGGTGACACATTAGCCTCCCTATCGTACGTGACAGACGTTGTAGTTCCTGCGCCAGCAGTGATGTCGAACACCGTGGCGGTCGTAGTAGAATCCGTTGTCGTACTGATACGTTGCGCCGACCGCCAGTCCCGTTGCGACTAGAGGAGCGCAGCCTGACAAGCAGAGTCCTGTGCTCAGTAAAGAGACAACTATGATGGTCCGCATTCTTACCTCCTCCTATGCTGCTCTCGGACCAGCCCGAACGTGATGGTACTGTCCGTAGAACTCGGCCTCGTTCAAGTACATTCCCACGTTGTAGCCTGCGGCGTGCGCCTCGTCCCAGAGTTTGTCTACCAGCGGCGCAACGTCCTTGCGAGCGTGCGGCAGGCCGCACTGTCGCATGTGCTCGCCCCAATGCTTCTGATTACTCGCTCGCAGACGCGGAATGGCCCACTTCTGGTGTGGCTGAGTCTCCACCTTGGTGAAGTGAATCAGCTTTACGTCTGGATCCTCTAGACTTTGGTAGTTTTCGCCATCCAAGCAGTTCCAGTTTCCGGAGAATCTGGCGGCGTTCGCGCCGATATTTTTCCTTACGTTCCTGTACAACCCTTGACTTCTCCTCAACGAATCGAAGTTGGGAAAGTAAGACTTGCATCTCGCGTTGTCGAATAGCATCACGCACGTCAGCTGCTCGTTCCTCGCCAGTAGACATTTTCCCTCCGGTATTGGCTGAGTCCAGAGTTGATTTACGTCTGCCATGAAGATCATGTCGACGTCTGTGTAGATA